CACGTCTTGAGCGGCATCGTGTAGTTGGGCCGCAAGTAGCCTTGGCCCTCGTCAGTCGCGTTCAGCCGCGCATGCGCAAGCGTCTCGGCCGGCATGTTGGCGAACACGCCCGCCGGCATCGCCTGCTTCATGTCGGCGACCGACAGGTAAATCTGGTGCGACGTGCCCGTGACGCCGAAGCGCGCCGCTCCGGTGCTCGTCCAGCGCACTCGCATCCAACGCTTGCAGTCCCACACGAAGAGCTCGCGCGCACACGGCTCGGTGAGCGTGACGTTCGCGAGCGGCGTCCAGTCTTGGCCGCGAAGCGACGTCTCGATCGTCAGCTCGAGGGCGGCCTCGACGCTCTCGACGAGGACCACGAGCTCGCAGATCTCGCGGTCGTCGGCGCCGAGGTCGACCGCGTCGCCGGAGCCGTCGCCCGTCGCATCCGCGACGGCTCGAAGCACGATGCTCTTGGGGTCAGCCATTAGGTGTGTGTGATGTCCGGGTTACCGCTCGTCTCGAGTAAGAGCATCACGACCTCGGCCTGACGCGAAGTCAGGCCGGCGGTCTGCAGCTCGTTGCGATCGGCGCCCCACAGATCGGCGTACGTCGTGTAGCCGACAGGCGCGAGGATCTCGAGCATCGGGAACGTCGCGGGTAGCGGCGTCCCCGGCTCGGCTTCTTGCTTGGCCTGCCAGGCAGGCTCTGTGGGAGACCGCTCGGCCCGCGCGCGCAACCTCTCAGAGAAGTAGTAGCGGCGGACCGAGTTGATCTCGCTGATGGCGACGACCACCTAGTGTTTTTTCTTGCTGCCCTTCGACGACGAGTGCGTCTCGTCGTCTTCGGGGTAGCGCGGCTTGCGCGGATCGGTGTTGCGTTCGGCCGCGCCCTCGTCCGACTTCGCAGGCTGGTCGCCCTTGTCGGGGTCGGGATCGTTGACGCTCGGCGTCCCGCTCGGGTCCTGATCCTGCACGCTCGTGCGCGAGCTCGAGCCGGTCGGAACCGACTCGCCCCCACGCTCGATACGTGCAGCCTCGCTGCTCAGAGCAGCGCCGCCGACAGCGGCATCGTCGCCGCCGCGGCGCTGGACGAGCTCGTCCTTCTGGTACTTCGACAGCTCGTGGCGGGCGAGGTTCGCCTCCTCGAGCTGCCGACGTAGCACCGACAGTTCGTTGCCGAAGCGCTCTTCGAGCTCCTGCACGACGCGGTTGTGGTCTTCGCGGCTGATGAGCCCCGGCTGCGCATCGCGAATGTCTTCGCGCGCGTATCGTCGCAACGTTGAAATACCCATACGAGCCTCCGTGTAGCCTGGGCGAGATGCCCAGCTTCAGCCAGCGTCAGGCGCCGATGAACGAGCTGACGTTGTGCTCGATGATGACCACGCCGGGCTTGGTCGAGGTCGGCAACCGGCGGTAGCGGTGAGCCGCCGCGTACAGATGCATGGCCCCCAACTTCGAGTCCGCAAGGATGTCCTTGTCGGTCAAGAGCTGCAGCGCTTCGCGGTTGTACCAGAAGGCCAGCGCGCCACGCTTCAAGAGCGCCGTGCGCGACTTGATGAGCGCCGATGCGCTGAACGTGTTGTCGGCGTTGTAGGTGCCCGCGCCGAACACGGCCGTCAGGCCGGATTCGCCGTTGTCGCCCACGAGCGAGTCGACCGCGGTGTCGACGAGCGGAACGCTCGCGCCCGTCGTCATCGTCGCCGAATACGTGATGCCGCCGTCGGTCGAGAACCGGAACGTCGCAGCGCCGAGCGCGCCGCCCGTCAGGATGTCGATGACGAGGTTCACGGGGCCGGTCGGCGTGCCGCTGACCGTGACCGTCGGGGGCGACGTGCCCGCCGCGACGATCGCGCCCATCGTGCTACCGCCGATCATGCCGAGCCGGTCGCTCACGTGGATCGGCAGACCCGCGAAGCGATCGAAGTCGCCCTCCTTCATCGACGTGACCATCAGCGGCCGACCGTCGAGGTCCTTCAGCTTGAGCAAGTCGCCCTTCGCCGCGCTCGACATCACCATGCCGACGATCTCCTCGTCCTCGTCGCCCCACATCATGCGGGCGTCGATGACCGAGTCCCAGTCGAGATAGTTGTCGGCGCCGATGCTCGAGGTCGCGTAGCGCGAACGCACCATCGCGCCGCTCGCGACGAGCGCGTCGGTGAGACGCTTGTCCATCGCGCGACCCGCCTGCACGAGCGCCTGGCGCGCCGACTCCTGGTACGGGTCGCCCTTCCAACCGTTTTCGGCCCAGCGCGTGACTTCGAAGGCCAGCGAGTCGCGGCTGACGACTGCGGTCTCCGAGGTCTGGCGGAGCTTCTGCGGCGTGATGGCGTTGCCGTCCGGGTTCGGCACGAAGGGTCCGAGCGTGCCGAAGTACGGCACCTCGATCGTGCTGCCGATGCGGCGCGGGTCAGACTCCGGGAACGAGCCGTCGATGGTCACAGCTCCCGTGCGAACGAAGAAGCTGTCGATGAACGCGTTCTTGCCGCGGAACGCGCCTTGTACTGCATCGGTGAGGATCTCTGGATCGATCCCGTCCGCGATCGTGGTCTTGGCCATGGTTGTGTCGTTTCCTCTTGTGGGTTCCGTCAGACGCGAACGGTCCCACCGCTCGCCGAACAGGTTTTCCCAGCGAGATCAGATCTCGCCGGCGTCCTTCGCGGCTTCGCGCAATTCCCGATAGCGCTCGGGGTTCTCGCGCTTGAGCGCCTGCAACTCCGTGCCGGTGTAGTCGGAGTACTTCGACTTGCCGTTGCCGCCCTTGCCGCTGGCTTCGGTGTCGTTCTTGTCGTCGACGAGCTTGCCGCCGCCGCCGCCCGACGCGCGCGGTGCCGCCGGCGCGACGTAGCCCGCCGACTCCATGAACGCCTTGAGCTTCGCGACCGGCTCACCCTTCCAGAACTCGCGCATCTTCGGCGTGAGCTTGCGACCCTTCGGATCGGCGTCGTCTTTCGCGAAGATGCCTTCGCGCTCCTGCGACTCGAGCTGCTTGTCTTTGCCCTCGAGCTCGGCGCGGACCTCGGCGAGCTTGTCGTTCGCCTGCGCGTGCGCGCGCGCGACTCCGAGCGCCTCGGTGGAGTTCTGCTTTCCGGTCAGATCGCAGAGCTCGGCGACCGCGGCCTTGTCCCGCGCGTTCGCGGTCTTTTTGCGATCGATGTCCGACAGGATCGCGTTTTCATCGGCGCTCTCGGCAAGTCCGAGAGCGATGGCAATGCGTGCGTAGTTCGACATGGGTTCGTCCTCGGTCTCCTCGTTCGCTAGCTCCGCCATCGCGCGCAGCTGCGCCGTTGCCTCGTGCATCTCGGGCGTGTCGCGGTAACCCCACTTCGTGAGGTCAAACTGCGCCGAGACCTTGGCCGCTTTCACCGGCGGCTTGCCCTTCACCAACTCGTCAGCGAAACCGAGCTCGACGGCCTTCGCCGCCGTCAGCCAGGTCTCGTCCGACATCATCTTCGTGACCTGCTCTTTGGTCTGACCGGTACGCGTCGCGTAGATGTCGGCCATCCCCTCGTTCGCAGCATCGAGCGCGGTCAGCGCTCGAGCGTGGTCGCGCTTGTCTCCGAACGTCGACTTGCGGGCCTCGTGGATCATCATCCGCGTGCCCTCGTGCATGATGATCCGATCAGCGCCCATCGCGATCACGCTCGCGGCCGATGCCGCCAGGCCGTCGACGTGCGCTTCGATGTGCCGGCCGCTCGCGTGCTGCTGCAGCGTCGTGCGGATCGCGAAGCCCTCGTCGACAACGCCGCCCGGCGAGTTGAGGCGGATGCGGATCTTCTTCGCGCCGGCGTTTTCCTTGAGCGCGCGCGCGACTTGCTTCGACGAGATCCCGTCCTCCCAGAAGCTCGAGCCGATCACGCCGTAGAACAGGAGCTCGAGCACGTCGCCGGCGGCGTCGGTCTTGGCTTCGAAGATCGTCACTCGATCTCCTCCGGCGTGTTCTCGATCACGGCGCCTGGCTGCAACTGGTTCGTGATCTTCACCTTGCAGTCGGCGCACAGATGGAACGTGCGCACGCCGTTGCGATTGCTCTCGCTGAGCGTCATCTCAGCGACGATGCCGGACACCTTCTTGCCGCAGCAGTCGCAGGTCGTGATCGTTTTTGTCGCCATGGCTTCACCTAACCGGGCCTTGCGCTTGCGCTTCGGCTTCTCGAGTTGCTTCTGCTTGCGTTGGTATTCGGCGAACGCTTTGGGATCGAAGTCGGAGCGCTCTGGCTCCCAGCGCTCGCGCTCCGGAGGCGCGAACCCGAAGCCCTCTTTGACGTCGAGCTTCTTCGGGCGAATCGGCGTGCCGTCGCGCGCTTCTTTCGCGCGCACCGCATCGACGCTCATCCGGCAGTTGGGATGCAGCGGCGGCCAGTTGCGCAGCAGGAACGGGTCGCCGACCTCGACCGTGTAACCGTCGAGGTTGCGACACGTGACTGTGGTCTTCGTGTCGAGCACCGCGTTGTAACGGCGGTACGGGTGACTGAGCCGGACCGTCGGCTCGTCGAGCTGAAACCAGCGGCCGGTGTTGTAGGCCGTCTGCGTCGTCGTCCGAAACGCTGTGGTCAGTCGCGCTGCGTTCGCCTGAACAAAATCGCGGTCGAGCACCTCGGCGATGCGCGTCTTGAAGTCGTCGATGCTCGTGCCCTTGTCGACCGCGCGCGTGATCTCGTCGAGCACGGTCTGCACGACACGCAGCTGTTGCGTGCCGCCGATCGTGAACGACTGCAGGCGAGCCTCATCGCTCAGCTCGTCCCACGCCTCGCGTGTGACGGGCACCTGTCG